AAGATACCGCGCTCGCCGCTTTTAGATTCATACAGAGATAACCATTCACGCATGAACGCACCAGTTTCTGCAGCGTCTGTATAGGCTACAGAGTTATTAGACAAAGCCCGTTGTTGATTCTCTTCCCACCAAGCACCTGACTTAGCATTGCGCATACGATCATCTGAAAGGTTACTGAGCGAGATTAAAGCACTTCTCCGTACTCCACCTACGACTACTACTTCTGCGACCTTACACATCAAATCGTGACAGTCTATAGATACTAATTTATTCTGCCCTTTATTTATTGCATCTTTAAATATGTTAATAGTAAAATCAAATAGCTCTTCAAGAGGATCAGGACCACTAGCACGACCACCAAATGTTTTAAGTCTAGCACCATAAGGTCTTATGTTAGACACATCCCATGTGGGAATCTGCCCCGCATATAGTAAAGAAAGCAATTCTTTGTAGGATTTTGCCCACCCAATTTTAGAATCAGCTACCTTAATAACTGTATCAGTATCAAAGAGTTCCTCTGGTAAATCAGGAAGTTGATTTATATATTGTCGTTCAACACTAAAGCCTACACCCGTGCCACACATAAGTATATATAAGGTTTCATCAAAAGCTCTAGGGCTATCAACGGCTACATAGCTACAGTTAAAACCTGCTACGTTATCCTTCTCTAAGGCTTTTCCTGCCGACATTAAGGCTCTCATGCTTGGCATAATGTTTAAATATAGTACGGCTTTCTCTAAAATATTCCTAGTTTCTTTCCAAAGAGAATCTTTTATATCGTGCTTATCTTTTAAATGAGCTTCAAAGAAATCAAAGTATCTAGCTACAGTTTCGTTCCATGTTTCTCTTCTTCCTAGTTCTTCGTTCCATCTAGCATATCTACTAAGATGTATAAACTGTTGATAGTTAGTAGGTAATTCTGTGTAATACATATCTTCCTCCATCATGTTATTCCTTTTGTCATGTTAAGAGTATGTGTTATTAAAACTAAAGAAGATGTAGACGCTATCATTAAGAATATAATAGGCATAAGCGCATCCCATAGCTGTACCTCTACTTCTAATGTTCCATCAGTTCCATTGTTTGCGATTTGTAATACCAGATACATGAAACATATTATGCTTTGGGTTAAAGCAAGGCCCGCAACTAAGTAAGCGGCTGCTAAATTTAAACTGAATATAAAATAAATCCCAACTCCCATTCCAAAGAACGGTATCATATATAATAATCTACTCACCATGTGTTTTATCCTCTACCCATAAGTGTATAGCTATAATAGCGTAGTGTATAATCTTTAATAAGTCACCTTGATTCTTATATTCACCAGTAACAGGATCAGGTTTCTTACCATAACGCATAGCATACTTCATAATATTACCCATACAAAAACCGTCACCATGTCCTGCATCTATAATCATATCAGTTACTTGATACTTTTCATTAGCGTAGTGTCTTTCATAAGTTTTATCTACATATCTTTTTATTTGTTCTATTGTATTTTCTTCGTTGAATTTATAGTCAATCACTTTTTAAACTCCTCTGGTAAAGTTTCTTCTGTGTACCATTTAAAATTATTTGTTTCAGCCCATTCAGCATGGGTTCTTTTAGTTCCGTCTTTTCTTTTCTTAGCTTGAGGCATAGGCGCATAAGGTTTCTGAAATATAAAAAGAAATTCCATTTTATCAGGTAAAGACTTTCTAATCCAGATGTACTTACTATATTCTGCATGATCCCAAAACCTTCCCTTTGCTTCTATAATAATATTATCCTTTACAAAGTCAGGCTCATACTTTTTCTTTATTATATATTCAATATTATCTGCATGGTGATTCCATTTCTTTAGTACACCTTTATGTAGACTGTACTCCCATTTACTATCGTACCCTTTAGGTACGTTCTTTTCTCTTGGTCGTATCTTTCTAGGAAATCTTTTAGGCATTAGCTTTAACAGTTGAGTCGTGGTTCTTAACAAGTTGCCAGTAAGAAAGTATACTATTAAACATATTGACATGTCTGGAATGAGATTCCTTTTCCCATACATAGTACTTAATTGTTTCTATATTTTCTCTATCAATAAAGATAGATATTCTTTCAGGATCGCTGCAGTCACATCCTTGTGCGTAAGCTGATAGCTGCATACCATGATCGTCAAACACTAATTTAGACGGCTCTTTATCTTCGATGTTGCTTTTAGTTTTAAAGTCTATGAAGATTCCTGACTTAGAATATAAATCAATCTTACCACCATAACCTTCTTTAGCGCAGAAAGAATCTTCCGCTATCCATTCTTCTTTAGGATAATTCTTTTCTAACCATTTTATAATTATCTTATACGGTTTAGTTTTAGCGCCGCCTAAGAAACCTTTTTCAATCATAGCGTGTATCTTTGTTCCTTCTTTAGCTGCGTTTAAACCAATGCTCTTAGCATCTTTCTTACAACGATATAGAAAAGTATTAAACGATTCTCCATCTAATTGTTTTAATGTAATAGCAGACTTTAAAGCTTGATCTATCTTCCAGTTCTCAAGAGAAGGTTTAGCTATCATGCCTATTATAGTAGTAACCGAAGGTACTAAACCTAATTGCTTGGCATCCCTTAGATTTGTATTTCGTTTCTTACCATTTACTCCTACAATAGTATACATTGGATCGCCTTCTTGTGTATACCAATGCCCCGATTCTGCTTTGAAAGTTTTAGTTTTAGAGTTCATATGGCTTCTATTAGTTTAGTTGCTTCTGTAATTGAAACTTTAAACCATTCTCCTTTATATTTTATTGAAATCTTTTTTAATCTTTTATGCGCTGTTTGTTCTGCGCTCCGTCTATCTTTAAAGTCTTTAGTATAACATAATTTATAATCTCTGAAAGGACTAGATGTTTGGTATTGATTACACCTGTCTGTTGCATCGACAGCCATGCCAACTTTTATCCACCCATCCCAACAAGGATTAGATATAATATATACTTGTCCTTCTTTAGAGTTTTTATAACCCTCTAGAGAAGCAAAGGCCGCCCCTTCAAATGTCTTATATTTTCCCGGCTTATAGAACGGATGTTTTGTAGAAATATATTTACCATTAACAAACATTCGATCAGTATTTCTTTTGGTATATTTTTCAAGAGTTGAGTAACAAGGTATACATACTCTTATACTGCGCTTCTTCCTAGAAGGATACCAATTATCTGCGGTTAATTTTATATCACATTCTATACAATGATCAGTGTGTGTCATACCAACTATCTCCTATTTTATATTCGCCATCTAAAGGACAATTAAGATTCAATACTCTAGCTGTTTCTTGTATCGCTTCAACTCCAAGCTGTCCTACTTGTTCTGCTTGTTCTTCAATTACTTCTAACTGCCATTCATCGTGAATATTTGCTACAAATTTTGCGTTCAATTCAAGTTCTTTTATGCGGTTATAAAATAAAACAAGAGCAGTCTTCATTATAATTGCGCCTCCTCCTTGAAGAAGAGTATTCAAAGATGAATATACTTTTCTTATATGTATAAGCCTACCATCTAATGCTTTGAGATGTTGTCGCGTTTGTGCTGCTCTTTCAACAGAAGATGTAAGATTTCCAAGCGCGGGTAAATTGCGGATAAAACGAGCTCTAAGTGCTGAGCCTGCTTTAGCATTTCCTCCAACCACGCTTCCAATTTTAGCATCTCCAGCTCCGTAGATAAGGGCAAAGATGAAAGTTTTGCTCTGACTTCGTGATCCAAGTCCAGCAAGAGTTTGATTTGTGCTGTGAATATCTCCGTTGACGATTTCATTTATGTATTCCTTATTTTTCATATAGTGTGCCAGTACTCTAAGCTCTAAACTAGAAGCGTCTATACCTACTAACTTATATCCTTCTGGTACTGTCCAACATTCCCTACATTCTTTTCCGTAAGGTTTATTAATACTAGGCGTTTGAGCAACGTTGGGATTTCGATGCGTCATTCTTCCTGTGATAGCTCCGTTAGGTATAACAAATCCATGTACTCTACTGTCTTTAGATAACTCTAACCAAGACGATACTTGAGCTACTCTTTTTTGTAGCATCATAAACTCAGCTATAAGCGCGGCTTCTGGTATGTCCTTTACTTTTTCTAACGTAGTTTCATCTACAATAGGCTGACCAGTAGGAGTAAATTTATTAGGTTTCCATCCAAAGTCTATCAGATATTCACCAATTTGTTTTCTACTAGCAAGGTTAAACTCTGTCCACTTTTGCCTCATAAAAGGTTTGAAGTTAGAAGTTCTTAAACACTTAGACATTTCTTCATTAGATAAGCCTACCTTAGAAAGCGTTCCATCCTTTTTAAACTTAGGCGAAATCAGTTTATCATCTACCCATTTAGGTTTAAATGTTTCATGTACTTTCTTTTCTATTTCTACCATCTTTGAATTAAGTCTAGCTGAAAGCATAGTAGCTTTCTGTTCGTCTAACATAAAGCCTGTAAGCTCTTGCTCTTTCATTATCTTAGCTACTGCATGTTCAAGATCAATAGACTCTTGACTAAACTCTTCAGATTGCTTAAGAAGTTCATAGTAAACATCTGCGTTCAATTCTACATCTTTTACGCAGTACTGCCCCATTTCCTCAGTATAGTTTTCCCAACTATCAGGCTGCTTTGCTTTTCTTTTTTCAACATCGTTAGGATAAAGAAGGTATCCCCAATTCTCTAAGCTGTGACCACCAGTAAGTACAGGATTTACTAGCCTTGAAACAACAAGGGTATCTTCAACATGATTAGTAAGGTCGAGATCAAAATGTTTATTAAGAATAGGAATATCAAATCCTATGATGTTGTGTCCGATAAGGACATCGGCACTAGCAATCAGGTTCGCTCCTTCTTGAAGTTTATCAGGGGGAAATAAATAAGTATCTCCGCCTATAACTTTAGCAACGATACAATGAATGACGTTACCTTCTAGGCTTTCTGTTTCTATATCAAAGATAACCTTTTTAAAACGGTAAGGGGCTATCTTGTTGGGGAGAGAAATCAGAGTCTGTTTCATATAATCTTCCTGTAGTTGAGTTGTATTGTAAGCTACAAGCCAAACCTGTATCACCAGTATATCTCGATTTCAAGACTCTAACTTTAGTTGTGTTAGCTTCTTCGGGATCGTCTGCTTGTTGGTTTCTTTCTAATGCAATTACACAATCAGAAAGTTGTGATATTCCTTGTGAACCTTTT